AAGTTTTATTATAATGTGATCATGCCAATCCCAACTACTCGGTTGGTGATCACTATAATACAACTTTTTTGGAAGATTTTCAAGCATTCTTTTCAGGTTGTCTGTGCCTGTAGCATAATAACCACCGCCCAGTGCGACCAAAGATGCTTTTGGCTTTATCTTGCTTTTTATTAGTGCTCTTGGTATCCTGTTTCTAACAAATATTATTTTGGTATTATCGCTTATAAGTTTGAACTGTTTACTCATTTGGTGTAGCTCGAATAAATTTTGAAAAAACTCCTGTGATGTATCGTTGTTGATCAAGGTGGTCCTTTCGCGTGCCATTCCATCCTTGTAATCTTTTGAATACATTGGTTCCTTTACATCGAATCCCCAAGAGCAATCATTCAATATGTCAATACCAAACGCCTTGAATGCATTTAGCCATTCCCAAAAGTCTTTCACATCGTCCTGCATGTGTATGTCACCACTCACAGGCATCATTAGTGGAAAACAATTCAATTCTAATAGTCCTTTGACAACTTGCTTTTTTGAAAAAGATTTTGAGTCAATCCATAATTTATGGTATTCATTATGTGCAATCTTGTGACCTATAGTTGTATTGGCCGGTACGCTGATGCCATCTGTACGTATGTTAAAATTTTTCAACGAGTCTACTTGCTCTAATGCTGTCTTGCCTTTCATGTTGGCATCCCAATACTCCTGCAGAGACTCGGGGGAGTTGTTCAACACAATCTCTCCACCCACTAATGCCGCAGTTGGTTTTCGATGTCCTATTATACCTTTCTTTATTTCTTCATAATCGTTAAGTAGACTGTCGTCGGTAAATTTGAAATCATACCTCACAGCTATTAGCGTAAGGTAGTAGGCAGTTACATCACTGTGCTGGAAGGTCCATCTCTTTTTCTCACCATCGTACAGTGCATACATACCAGGTAGGTCACGTTTGTCTTTCATGCAACGTATCAGTTGTATAACTTTTTTGTTGTAAGGAAATCTCATTTCAATCCTGTCAACATTGTCATCATCCGTGTACTTCTCTATTACTTTGTCAAAACTTATCACACGAAAATCGTCATCGTACTGTGGTTTATCTAACAACTCTTTGATGTCCATTCCGTGTGCTTGGAACTTTGTCAGGTATCTCTTCAAGATCACTAGTGCTAATCTGGCCTGCTTTTCAGTCCATGCGTACTGCGACTCTGCCAGTGATCTCACTGTTTCGTAATCCTTGGGGTGTGGTTTGATACGGCTCATTTGTGTCGCTTGGGGGTCTGACCAAAAATAATCATTATATGCTAGTATTTTGAGTGCTTCGTTAATTGTTTTTGGCATATCTGTGTGCATTTTAGATCCTGGTAATTTAGATAATTATTAGTATATTATAGCATACTTGGTAATATAGTCAACCATGAAAAAAACTAGTAAAAAGACTGTTACAGTCAGGAAACAATTAAAGATAAAATTGGAAAATACTCTGACTAGACGTAAAAATGCTAGGAACTTTAGACCCACACATTCATTGATGGTAACTTGGTTCAAACATCTCAACAAAGGATTATTTGGTAATAAATTACCCGCAGTGCCGTTGTACCTAGTGCGGATGACCGACGATTGGGGGAGATGTTGGGCACACTGGGATAATAGGAAATGTAGGAAAGGAACATACGATCAAAGTGTAATACCTTATGATAAAACAGATGTTACTTTTGCCATAGAGCTACACAGCAAGTATCCAACCTTCAGGGACTTCATTGAAACGCTGGCACACGAGATGGTGCACCTATACCAGATGACAATTTTGAAGGATCCTTATTCGAATCACAACGCTAACTTCTTTGCCTTTAGAAACAAATTTAAAAGTGCTGGGCTGACTCTATCAAGAACCGGTTAGAACAGTATCCTCAAACTCTTTGTAACTTATAACCTTGCTGTTGCCTAAGTCGGTTCCTGTCTGTAGGTAGTTTAAGTAATCGGGTGGGTTGTCATGCACCACGGTATAGTTTACATAAGGCCTCATTTTTAACATGTGCCGGAACTGTTTCAACCATCCATCGAAAATTGTATCAGCATGTCTTTCACCGTAGCATTCTGTGTCTTGGTAGATGTTGTTCAACTGGTCTTTTCCGTACTCTCTAAAATCATATCCTATTAGGTAGATGTTCTTGTGGCCATGCACTCCTGCTGTCCAGAACGCTTGGTTCCCTGAGATCCAGTGTGGGTTGTTTGGAATAAGATGTATCATGCCTTTTGCATGTCTCCTGTTGACTTCCAAGGACGGAGCATAGTGTATGGTCTTTCGACCCACATTGTCTAAACACATCTGTGCTGTCATTTTGGCATCAACACTAAAAATAAAGTCAGGCCAAAAATCTCGATATAAAGCATTACAACCATATGTCTGTCCTGTCACTGTTAGTCTGGTCAAATCAAATCCGTCCCGAGAAGGTCCGTTACCTATGCAGTATGCATTTCCTTTTGGCACTGCTTTTACTTTGTCTTCATAAAATTCTTTTTCGTATACACGTTGTCCCCCACGTATCACAGTGTTTACAATTACTTCCTCTCCTTCGTACTTTTGCCATTCTATTTCTTCTATTTCGTTCCTTCTTGCCATTATAGATATTTCTCCTCTAGCCTTTTCTTAATACGTCTCCATGGCAGTCCTTGTTCTATCTCTTCAGTCCACCATTCTGTGTATGCTAGTTGGTTGGCCCATTTTTCTCTATCGGGCATATTGGGATTGTTTATATTTTCAAATGATGTGTTACCAATTTCATAACTTAGGCTTGCCTCTGACACATACACTGGTATTCCATGCATGGCCGCGGTGATGGCAGGATTGCTGGAATAACTCACAAGTGCCCATGCTGAATTTAGTCTCTCTGCTAGGTCTGTGTCGTCGTACGTGTTCCTATCTCTTTTAGGTCCTACTATCTTTACATCCTTGTATTTTGTGGTATCTATTTCAACGTGGTTCCTTGGGTGTGGTCTTACTACTATTGGACGCTCTGTATATTTTCTTATCTCTGTGATCTTCTCATCAAACCATTTTGACATTGGAGGATTATTTCTCCATTGGTGACTGTTTGTGTGTTGTCCGCATATGATAATGTCATTGCCTGTCTGCTTCCATGGTTTAAGTGTTGTGTCGAATTTTTTCCAACGTTCGCCATCTACAGTTTGATTGGCAAAATCTGCTTCTCTGTTGACCCCGTTTATTCCAATTTTCCATGTTTTGTTTCTTTTGATTCCGCCTACCTCTATGACTATTACAGGCTTGTTTGCCTTCCTATATCTGTCCCATATGTCTTTGTATTTCCTCATTCGGCCTTGCCACAACACACTCCATATTACTGCCACGTCTGCGTCAGGTGCCTGTTTGTTTTCCCAAACCTGTTCTCCAGATGCACGTAAGGATTTGATAAATTTATCGAATATGTCTTTGGAATTTAAAGGACCGTGTTCAGGCCATATCTCTATTTTCATTAGTTGCCCTGTTCTCCTTTTGCAACTTTACTGACTATGTCTTCTGCTTGTTTGGGATCAAATTTTACACCACCAAACGGGTCATAGTTTTCTACATTCTTCCAGTATTCCTCTTTACGTTCGCCACGCAGGTCGCTCTTGCTACTTTTTCCTAGCACCTTCCTTTTGCCCTTCATGTGATCTACGTAACCACCCAGCACACTGTTTATGAAAACATGATGCCCTTTTGCTCCTGCACCCTTGCCTATGTCCGCACCATCATTAGGTGCTATCCTTTTAACGCACTGCCAAAATACGTAACTGTCGTGCCATTCTAGTTCTTTGAATATTGTGTCATTGACATAAAGGTCAGTCCAGTACTTCATGAAGCTGGTCACCTTTGGATGCCTCTTGTTGTAGCAAACCCACCCACACTCCGGATACTTTTCTCCCCTGCCCAGGAAGTTTACCAGTTTATCACTGGGTAGTAAGCCTGTTACAAATTCGGTGGTTATCTTCCTAAATGTGTATGTGTCTGCGTCTAGCCATAGGATGTAGTCTGCGTCTATTGTCTTAATCGCGTGATCAACTGCAAACGTTTTGTGGGCAAATCTTACTGCGTCCCACAAGTAAGATCCCTTGCCTTTGTCACTCTTGCCTGCTGTTGGATCTCTCCTTACACCTCCTGGTATTTCCTTTGTTTCTCCGTTGGCTACTGGGTCATCCTTGTGTCGTTGTTTGAATCTGACTAGTTGTGGATTGGCCTCTTCTATGTTGATGTATTTCACTTTGGCATGATCAAAATCTGGCTTTGGACCTTCATGATATGCATAGAGCATCACGTCATCGGGCCAAAATTGCACATGGCTTTCGATCATCCTCTTTGCGTATGTTGTCCACCTGTTTGGTGGGAAAGTTGTGAGTACTGCTAGTCTTGTCATAATCAATATTTAATTTTGCAACATATATGTACCAACACGTCTGCCTACGTGATGTGCAATTATTTGCGGGAACGTTTCTATCATCTCTGCATGGCTCCAGTCGTCCTTGATGTGTTCTTCGTATGGATTACCGTGAACCGGTTCCTGTGGGTAGTGTATGATAGGAATGCTGATGAACAAGTAGGTAGATACGCCCAATATTTGTTTTACCACTTGTACGGCATCTTCCTTAGTCATGTGTTCTAACACATCACCCGCCACTGCAACATCAAAAGGACCTATGGTGTTGTAGTCTAACTTTCTCACATCCTGATTTAGTATTATGTCATATTTGGATCTTAGATCAAATTTATCAATGTACGGTTCCCACACTTCTACGCCTGTCCATTTGTGTTCACACAATGGGCCAGCGTCAATTATCCAATTCTGTTCTAGTGTTTGGTATTTGTCAGCACCTTTTACAAATTTGTATTTGTGTTTCAGATGATACAAATATGTACCTTCGCCAACACCGATGTCTAGTGCGGCTTTGTGTGTAAGTTTACCTTGAACTTTCAATTGTTCAACCCATTCCACAATGGATGCTTTCCCGGCTTTTTTACTATGTGGCATAATACACCACTATTTATAAACCCAACTTTGACTTGAATCTTTTATAGACTGTGCCGTCTTTTATCTCTTTGATGCTCCAAAGTTTGTATCCAAGGTCATGGACCCATTGAGTCCTGTCTGGTGTCTTTGGTGCTTCTATGTCGTTGAGGTCTTTGTTGCAGACGTCCCAACACAGTGCCAGATCTGATGTACAGAAAGTTGGTATACCCCTAATACAACTGTCAACGCTGGCAGTAGAGTTGTGTGTCACCACAGCGTGTGCATTTGCTATGGCGTCCTGGAAATTGAATCTATAATATTTTTTCTCGTCACCCTTGAAATATTTTTGAGTGTATTGGATTTCAACATCATCGGGCAGTTCATTCTCACGTTCTACTATGTTGGAAACATTATTAGGATGAGGACGCACTATGAACTTTCGGTCAGTTGCGGGTCTTAGTTTTTCATATACCCCGTTGAACCAATCTATGGGATCCAGCTCGTTCATGCTCCAGTTGTCCTTTGGTTGCATCACGAATATGATCGGATCATCTTGGTTAGATTTTCTCCATGGTTCGTATTTGACATTGAATTTTTTGACCAGCATCTCCCATCGGTCGCCGGGACTGTTGTCTGACAAGAAGTCGCCGTCGTTCATCGGTGTGTACAACGACACTCTAAAATGATGATCAGAGGATGTGGACACATTGCCAAAACTAGATAAAAGTCCGCCGTCAAATGTAATCAATGGTATTTTTTTAGCTCTGCAGTTGTTGGCCAGTTCTCTGCGTCTGCCTTTTGTGTGGTGCATCTGTTTGTCACCACCATATCCAAACATAGCGGCCATCGGCGCGGTTGGAGTCATTTCACCCTCAACAGTTGGGCCTGCTCTATTTTCGTTTACTATGATTGGCTGATCGCCCGCGGACTCTATGCCTTTTTTTAGATGATAAAGCAGTTCATAACTATTGCCACGTTTACGATCTTTCACCGTCCTACGGAATATTTCAACTTTCATCGATGTCTTTCCTGCAGAAGATTAGTTCCATCATTTTTTTGTCTCTTTTTCTGTTTATGTAGATATTATACTGTGTTCGGTGCAGATTGTAAAGCTCTCTGACTTTAGCAAATGATTCATCGATTGTCATGCCTATTCCCAGCTCTATTTCTGAGACCCAATACTTGACATCTAAGTTTGCGATCTCTTTACCAACTTCGTACCACAGTCCTTCTACGTCTGTTTTCAGTATGTCGATGCTGTCCCATTCAAATTCTTGCATTATTGTAGTGATATTTTTGCATTCAACTTCTACTGGTTTGATGCTGTTGCCTAAGTTTATCAAAGAAAAACTAGCAGGCGTGGGCAGTCTATTCCACATGTCCTTGTAATTTTTAGGTGGATAAAAGGTGAAAGTACCGTTCTTTGGTCCATACGCCACAGGATAAAATTTTAAGCAATTTCTAACTATTTTTTGACTGACTTTGTGACCCTTTATTATGCTGTCGAAATAGTGTCCACCTCCCCTACGTAGGATAGATTTTATGTGGAACACCGTTGCAGGCGTCGGGTCGAACATTCTTACGTCAAGTTTTTTATTGTCAACACAGATAAGTTTTTCAAAATTTGCATCTCCTCCTATACCAAAACTTAATACGTTTTTTGAATTTACTACATGATACTCCGGAACACAATAGTTTCTATACATTTTAAAGTCCTGTGTTTTGAAAAGTTCTGATTCAAATTTTCTTATTTTTTCAACAATCTTTATGTTCTCCGGTTTAAGTTTGTCACCCATTCAATATCCTCCACGCTGTGCCATCGATCATTTCTTTAAGACTGAAGTTGTTGTATGCGAGGCTTGAAAAAAGTGCAATCCTGTCACCATATAAGGGTGATTCGATTTTTGCAAAATTAGTCTCTGATATAGGTGCCGCCGCTGAATTATCTGCATCACATAGTACCGGGACGCCGTTTGAAAGACTGGCAACCATGGTGTTGGAGTTGTAGGTTACTGTTGCATAATATTCTTTCCAATTTATACTGCCCTTGTTTACTGTTGGCTTATCGACTTTTACAGTTGCACCTACATGGTCTATTTCTATTGTTGGATTGTATGGTTTTTCCCTAACATCTATGTGCCTGTCTGTATTGCCTTTCAATGTTTTTAACGTTGTCTGTAACCAATCTTCCACATTAAAGAAATTTGCTATTGCATTGGTTGGTGGTAGGACCAATATTTTTTCACCTTGTTTGTTCCATGGTTGGATGTCCTGCTTGAAATATTTTTCATACCTGTCAGTTGGTTTATCTTGTAAAATGTTTTGACAATGCTTGTTCTTTGTGATCCTCAACCAGTGTGGACTGTTATGTGCATTGGTGAAGTACCCATGATCCATGAAATAGAAATCTTTTTTTTGCTTTTCACACCACTTGTACACCTCGCCAGATCCTGCAAGTATTCCATACATGGTTAAACTTTCTTCTGGCAATTTGGTCATCTCTCTGAATTCATAGACTTTATTTGGACCTGGAGTGCCTCTGACGAAAGCATCAACATATCTTTGTGTGCGTGGTTTGGTTGTGTGTATACCTGCTATGTTCACTTCCTAAGTTCCTTTACAGCGAACATTGAACGCTTTGCCACTTTGTTGAACTCAGCAATGATATTAACACTTCTCCTGTGTTTCACAGCGTCTTTCCTTGCAGATACACTGTGTACTGTTTGGGTCGAGTTGTTACAAAACATTACCATTGTGTTGCGTTTGTANGGAACACACTTAACAATCTTTCCTGCCTTGTCACCAACCGTTCTGCCACCGTTTTTATTGACCTCTGTNACATTAGCCACAGCNTCGTGGATTTGAAATTCGCCACCGGAACTTTCATCATCTGCATATGGCATGTAAAGTAATCCTGCATAAATTTCCCTTGGATTATCAATGTGTGGTGTCCTTGAACTGAAGTTTACAGGTTTGTGCATTACTGCTTGACAGTCTGATCCTATTTTGTCTCCGCCCTTATCCCATCCACGGGCACTGATTGTTTCATGCACATCTTTGATATCCGGCATTAGGTCACCAAATATATTTTTAACTTCCTTGTAGAAATCGGCCGAAGTGTGGTACTCTGCAAACTGTTTCCAGATGTCCGACACAACTCCTTGCCGCAACATCTGATCAGACTTGAGTCTGTAACAGATGCCATTGTCAAACGGTTCAGTCTTTAACAGTTGTTCAGTTGGCCATTCTCTTTCTAGTTGGTCGTATATCTCCTCTGGTAAGGCATCCTCTATAACTAAATGCGGGTACGGATCTTCGATAAGCGTTGGTGTTTTCTGTAGTACTGATAGGTTCATTCTAGGTGCTCCATTATTTCAGGAATGTTTATTTTAAAATTTATCATATCACTAAATCTTTTGACGCCATCTGGTTTTGCCCCTTGCTGTCTGGGGATTTGCACTACTTCGGCCAAATATAGTTTGTGAGCTAAATTTAAATTGTGAGATAACAATGGATATACTTTCTTATGTATCATGTTCTTATCTTGTATCTCTATGACTTTTGTGCCTGGCTGACACCACAACAAGTTGACCAGTCCAGCACCGTGTGCCGCCAACACGTGAGATGCCTCGGCAAAAGTTTTAATCTGTTCCCTTATTGATAAGTTTTCTAACGCCACTGTCTCCCATCCTTTTAGTTTTAGTAACAACTCGTCTGAATTCAACATCTTTCTAGTTTTAGCACCAGGTCTTAACACAACTATTTTCCTGTGCGGCTTAACGCCTTTTATATTATGCAATCCTTTGAAGTGTCGTAACCATGGAGCAAGTGGTGGCACTGTTACACCGTCTCTCACATTACTCATGCTAGGCACTATGAGATGTTTGAAATGCCATGTGTCGCCTTTTGGCATTACAACTATCTTTACATCTGGGAAAAGTTCTTTACACACCTTTTCAAAGTAAGGACTGTGATTGGCCATAACAAAACAGTAACGACTAAAGTTTGTTGCCCATCTTTTCTCTAGCAATCTGAACTTGGAGATAACGTCAATCCATATGTGCCATGGATTGCCTTTGCTGTCATCGTCTACAGGTAACCACACGTATGTGTCCTTTTCATGGAAAAATTCAGTCACCGGTGGCAGTGTTAAATCTACTGTTTCATCCCACTCGGTCCAAAGGTTGTGACTTTTGTGTGGCTTGTGCCTGCTCTTGTGCGTCAACTTCCACACATGATCTGTGATCAGTTTGTTCTCCCTTGTTAACAACAACGGGCAAGTATGCACTTTGCAATTATGGAACTCCGCTACAAATGTTGGTAAACTGGTAAATTTTGGATCGATATTATTATGATAGGGTACGGTATAGTTGTATTCTGGATCTACTATTTCCCATCTGTCGAGAAAATACTTCAGTGAATTTATGTTTTTTGCTAACATTTAATTAATAATTATGTTATAATACACTACTATGATATTATTTTCAAATGGATGCAGTTTCCTCACTAATCGTCCCAAGGACGGAGTGGACACATACACCACTAAAATATTAGCTGAAAAATACAATGAGCCATTGGTTAGCTTTGCAATGGGTGGCAGGGGTAACGACAGAATTAGTTTTACCACAAAGGTTTGGTTAGAAAGACAAAAACGTGACAAATATTTTGCTGTGATTGGTTGGTCAAGTCAAAATAGGAATGATTATGTAACAAACGATAGCCACAAAAAAGGCCGGATACCTCAAACTGATCTTACATGGAGGACTTGGAAAACTTTAGACAACATTAGTTTTGTAAGAAAGAATACAGGCTGGGATATAGAAAATAATGCCACAATGCGTTTCCTAGATACTGTGTTTGACCTGCAGAATTATTTCGAGATGAGACGTGTTCCATATGTTATGTACAACTCGCTTCCAAATGATTTTACTCAACCAGGCATAAGTGACTTCAAGGTCATTCGTGATGCGATCAACATGGATAGATTTTTCAGTCCAGGACTAAGTCAATACGAATTCATTATGGAAAAGGGTTTGATATCAAGTAAGGATGATCCACACCCTTCCACAGAAGGACATATCCAATGGGCAGACCAACTCAAGGATTTCATAGATGCTAACAATTTACGTACCTTTTAATAATACAAAAAGTAAGGCCTGGGAAGTGTTCAACGGTGTTGAGAAATCATGGCCTGACCAGATCTCCAAGTTAGACAATGCAATCGAAACAGATCCTGTGAGCAACAGCATGTTCTGGGGGTTCGTAAACAATAATCTAGAAATGGTCAAGAAGTTGGAGGCACGTAACCACAACTACTGGTTCACTGACACCCCTTACCTTGGCAGGTTCGACAACAACAATCTTAGACCTGATAATCATTATTGGCGTGTTTGCAAGAACGCCATACATGTCCCTTTCTTAAAAGGATGTAAGTCAGATAGATTTGAAAAGTTTGGCATCAACATTAAGGCACCTGCGTTTGCAGGCAAGTATGTATTGGTTTGCCCTAGCTCGGATGGCATAAATGCTTACTTGGATGAACCAAACTGGACCAACAATGTAATCGAAAAGATCAAAAGGTACACGGACAGGCCCATTAAAATTCGACACAAGCCCAGGGGCAGGGGTACGTCAGGACCTAGTGAGGCAAAGGTACCCCTGTCCGAGGATCTCAAAGAGGCGTGGTGTGTGGTTACCAGTTGTTCTATATCGGCTGTGGAGGCCATGTGTGAGGGTGTACCTGTGTTCTGCCATGATAAGAGTTTTGCAACGGATGTGGCCAACACGGAACTTGCTGACATCGAGAATCCGTACTACGGTGGTCCAGAGCCATGGCTTTACAGCCTCGCATATCAACAGTTCACACCCGAAGAGCTTGGCAATGGTCGTGCAGTGGAAATATTAATGGACAAAGGACTGCTATGAAAAAATTAACACACTTTGGTTGTTCTTTTGCTGTTGGCAACGCCGTGCCAACATATGTGCCAGGTATGGCATCCGGGGCATATATCCACAGTTCGGCATACAAAAGGAAGCTACAAAAAAAGTACAATATAAAGATTGCATCACCTACCAATTGTGGTAAAATACTAGCAGGTAGACTACAGTTAGATTATACAATGATCGCAGAAAACGGAGCAAGTAACGAAAGATTGTATAGGAAAATTTTACAAACTGATTTCAAAAGCTCGTTTGCTTTGATAGGATTTACGTCTTATAATAGACGTGAAGGACTTACCACAACGCGGGAGAATAGTCTTGCCCCGAGGGCCAGTCATTGGCACACATGGAAAATGCTAGGTCCTGGTGAGAATGCCGGGTACAAGGATTTAAAATTTGATCCGTGGGTGAACAAAAATAAAAAAAGGGAATATTATCCCGCGATAGAGGAAGAGGGGCAGATCAGAACTGCAATGCAAATACTGTACATGCAAAATTATTTCAAAGCAAACGGTATACCATACGTGATGTACAATGCCCTTTACAATGGATTTAATGATCCCTTAACCGATGAGTGTAAGAAATTATTAGGAATGGTAGATCAAACAAGATATTATAAACTGAAAGGTAGCTTCAATGAAACACAACACGGATGGTGTCTCAAAAACAGGATGGTGGTGTCCGATCTGGACGAACACCCAAACATAGAAGGTCAGACTGCGTGGGCTGATCAGTTGATGCCAATGGTTCAAAAAGCAATATGAAAATAGAAAAAGTCAATGGGTTCTGGGTGCCAAGCAATGACATCCATTTAGATGATTGGAAAGCAGGCAAGCCTTTCACACAAAATAAATGCCTTCTACAGTTCCAAAAGTATTGTAAGAAGCACAATGTTAAATTCAATCACATATTGGACATCGGCGCATGGGTTGGGACGTGGAGCATGGCGATGAACCAGTACTGTGGACGAGTGGTTGCCTTTGAACCGGAAAGTTTACATTATGAATGCCTGGTAAAAAATGTTAGCGAGGACATTGAAACACATCAGCTTGCCGTTGGTGCTGAAGAAAAAATGATATCTCTATCGCAGGATGACTTCACACAAAGTAAAAGAGTGCTAGGCGAAGGCACTATTCCTATGGTTACAATTGACAGCCTGCAACTAGACGACGTAGACATGATCAAGATTGATGTTGAAGGTTATGAAATGGAAGTGCTTAAAGGCGCGGCAAAAACTTTGGAGCACGTGCAGTATCTAATGATAGAACTAAACAACAACACGAAAAAATATGGTAGCAGTAATATTGATGTGGAGAAACACATAGGCTCACTTGGATTCAAAGCACTGATGGATAGTTGGCCCGACAAAGTTTTCTACCGTCCATAACTTAAATTAAATACTCCAAATGAAGATTTTTATCACAGGTGTAGCAGGATTTCTAGGATCACACCTAGCAGATTTAATGCTATCAGAAGGTCATACCGTCGCTGGTAACGACAACATGATCGGTGGCTACACAGATAACGTCCCACAGAACGTGGAGTTTCATCAAGTGGACTGTTGCGATCTAGAGAACATGACTAAGGCCATGGAGGGTTGCGACATAGTGTATCACACTGCCGCCACAGCCTACGAAGGCTTGTCTGTTTTTTCACCGGTGCTTGTCACGAGAAATATTTTTGAAGCTTCGGTCACAACGATCACAGCCGCTATTAGGAACAAGGTCAAACGTATTGTCTATTGTTCAAGCATGGCAAGATATGGTCACCATGACCACATGCCGTACAGAGAAGACTACGAATGTAGGCCACAGGATCCATATGGTATTGCAAAGAAAGCCGGTGAGGATGTGCTTAAGAATTTGTGTGAAACGCATGGAGTAGAGTATGTAATCGCAGTGCCACACAACATAGTTGGACCACGACAGAAGTATGATGATCCATTTAGGAATGTAATGTCTATTATGCTTAACAGAATGCTACAAGGCAAACAACCAATTGTATACGGTGACGGAAAACAGCAAAGATGTTTCAGTTACATAGATGATTGCTTGTATTGTTTGAATGCACTAGCATTCCAAGATAACGTTGTTGGAGAAGTAATCAATATAGGACCTGACGAAGAACCTATTACGATCAATGAGTTAGCTGAAGCATGTGCAAACGAAACAGGACTGAATCTAGACCCTATACATCACAAAGACAGACCCAAGGAAGTAAAATTAGCAGTATGTTCCTCAGACAAAGCAAGAGACTTGTTGGGGTACAAAACAGCAACAAACATGAGACAGTCTGTCAAGAAAACTGCAGAATATATAAGAACTAGGGGAACAAAAAAGTTTCAATACCATTTGCCTTTAGAAATTATTAACGAACATACTCCAGATACCTGGAAGAACAAATTGATATGATTTCTTTTTGCTGTCCGTCTCGAGGCAGGCCTCTTTGGGCAAAAAGATTAGTTGACTCCGCCACCGCAACACAAAAAGGCAATACGGAGTTTCTTTTCTACCTCAACGACGATGACAGATATTTAGAGCAGTATAAAGACCTGCTAGATGAAAAACACTATGTGGTAGGCCCAAATCAATCAACATGTTTTAGCTGGAACCTAATGGCAGAAAAAGCAACAAACGATGTTGTGATGCTGATGGGTGACGACGTGCAAGTTAAAACTGAAAATTGGGATCAAATAATAGTAGATGAAATTAACAAATATGACGATAAGATATTAATGGTTGTGCCTAGTGATGGTAGACTAAAGAACAGAGAGCTTGGGAACGAAACAAAATTATGGGGCGATAAACCATTGCCGGCGGCACACTTTGCAGTTCATAAAAACTGGACTAAAACACTAGGATACCTTGCCCCTGTGTATTTTTGGCATTGGCACGTTGATTCTTATACTCAAAAAGTTGCACGTAAACTTAATCGATGTCTATTTCTGCCAAGTGTTGTGTTCAAAGCTAAAAAAATTATGAATGACGATGCTGGAAAACAAATTAGAAAACACTTCAATATAGGTGCGAGGGATAACTTTGTCTGGACAAAGGTAAGGGACAGACATTTGCAATCTGACGTCAGTGCCTTACGTGACTTTATTAATTCTTCGCAGTAGATCGTCGTAGGTCGTTCCGTCAATGTCCAGTTGAACTAACGGACTTCTAATATATTTCCTTGTGGTGTGTACAAATTTAATATCTTTTGATTTTGATATTAAGAAAGTATTGGCTTCGTATCTGATCTGTTTGCCTTTCAAATGCACATAGGCCGCAGTGCTGTCGCTTCTTTCCTTGAAGAACCATAAGCACATTATATCCTTACTGAAATCTATATTGGTAAAACTTTCTTTAAGTTCTGCTGTTGTGTTATATTTTTCACAAAATTCCTTCCAGTGTTGGTGATCTAGGTTGTTTTGGTTTTCGTACAAACTGTCATATTTCAAACTATCTATTAGGTCCTTTGCAATGATGTGTTCTACGGGCTGATCGTAGTAATGATTTTTTTTAAGTTTATCCCAGTTCATTATGCACTGAATAGATTGATCAATTCTTTCTTCCAATCATCGGCATACTCACAGTCTCGGTAGCCATCGAACCATGGACCGCCTTCTGTGTAGTGCAGTATTTTTGGTGTGCCATCTTGAGATTCCTTGTACCATCCCACTAGCCAATTGTACTCCAGTGGCAGTGATCCTATTTCGTTGTCCTCTAACCAACTGAATCTGTGTAGGAACTTTGGCGATTCTTCGTTTAATAATTCTGGTGTAAGTATTTTGTTTTTGGGGTGTTCACAGTTCCACAGCACCATGCTGGACCAGTTCTTCCTTGGATATGTAGCCTGTACCTGTCCATCCATCTTGGTCGTCTCTTTGGGTTTGTAATCGTGTTGTACAACAACAACTGCCTTTGACGGATCGCAATATTTTACAAGTTCGTGGCTTGGTATCTTCCAAAGGAAGTCGCAATCACAGAACACCGCCCACCCCTTAAAGTCGTTCATGTAAGGTACGAAGAATCTAGTGAATGTGAATTCTGTTGATGCAAGTTTATCTACGGGCCTGGTGTACAGTCCTTGATCTCTCATCTGTTTCTGTTTCAACGGGATAACCTCAGCAGAAGGGTCTCTTCTCTTTATACTGTGTTCACACACTTGGTATGCTATATCCTCCCTGCTGTCGTGGCCTACGTAGATTTTCATTTTCTTCCTGAAACTATTTGATGTATCTGTTTCCAATTACTTACACGTGTGACCTCTGGATGATCAAAGTTTTGATTGTATGGATGGTCTATTAATATAGGCTTTAAACCGTATTTGAGCCCCAGTACAGCGTTCTTTGGCTTGTCCTCGATCCAATATAGTCCGGTGCCATGAAACTCGGATAATGCTGAATCTTTGTCCGCTCCAGTGCCTAAGATATGGTAATTTGTGAAAATATGATCTCCAAACAGTTCTCCTAATCTCTTCTTACGCATTTCCTGTGCTGGCACATCTGATGTCTGCGAAGTGATTGGTATGAAGGTCCAACCCTCGGCGGCCAGTAATTTTACCCAAGTCTGAGATTCCAACATTGGTCTCTGTGTGCCCATCCAAGCACTTCTATTGAATTCTCTTATCTCCTGTCTTATTGTGTCCTTGCTGACGCCATACCTGTTGGCCATTTCGTAATCGTTGTACATGTCTGGCAACTGTTTGTATGGGTAATACCTCACGCCTTTGTCGTCAAAGTACGATCGCATAGCCATCCATTTTGTGAAATGGTGTTCCCATTCCAACAAAACACCGTCAACGTCTGTTAGTATTATTCTATTTGATGTCGGCATCTTCCATCCCTGCCACTCTCAATTTTACAATGTTTGTGATCTGCCATTGTTTTTGATCTAGCCCTTTGGTGATGCCTAGCCATTGATTTCTTATCAATGCAAAGTCGTTAATGATCTTGTCCATGTCAACGACATCGTCTTCACCGTCTACATATTTTTCTGCGTCTCTGCTCGATAATGCTCTATTGTAATTTTCTAAATATTTCCTAAAAGTTTTTGATCTCAATCTTCTCAACTCTATGTTTAGGTATTCTAGTATTGCTTCGAGTTGTTGTAGTTGGCTGAATCTTTCTTCTACTATGCCCGGTAGTGAGGCACTGGCTCTTTCGAGATTACCGTAAATCTTACACTGCTTCTTTGCTTCTAATAACTCCTTATCGAAGTATGCTACGCAGTCTGGTATCTTGTCTAGGTTCCTACTTACTTCGTTGTACCAGTTTATCATTCATCGTCATCGCCGTAGCCCATGTCCTCAGATTCTTCTTCCTCGAACACAGTGTTGACGGCTTCCTCTAGTTTTGGATCATACTCCGCTGATCCTTTTAGAACGTCATGATCTACGCCTATGTCTTCCAGACTTTTAATGAAGTCAATTGCCATGTCCAACTTCTGTCTCTCCGGTACATAATGCACGATGGAGTTCCACAAACGTTCTACGTCTTCGTGTGTAAAGTCTATCATTATTCTTCAGATTCCTCAGTTGTCTCATCGGGCGACTCTTCTTTAAACTCTGCCATTATCATATCTAATTTATCACCCACCCATGCTTTTCTAAAGTCGATGTGTTCTTTACCTGCTTTGTCAACATATTTGAGTCTGTTTCCTGTTTGTACTAGTAAACCTTTTTTCTCAAACAGTTCTACCAATCCACTGTACGGATTCATGCCAGTCTCGTATGGAATTTTGACCTGCACGCCTTCAAACGGTTTAGCATATCTAGTTTTCATAACTTTACAAGCGGCTCTGATACCCCTTACGTCAGTGACTTTGTTACCGGCTTCATCCTCTTTAAGTTTAAGTTTCTTCATTGCAACAACAATACTTGATGCGTATATGAATCCTTGTCCACCTGATATCTTGTCATCTGGATCAAACATGTCCTGTGATGCATAAGTGTGGTTTGTTGCTATTAGTCCAACGTTCCAACTTCCAAACATGTTCACGCAGTTCCTTACGAGTGCCGTCAATGCCTTGGGTTTTCTACCTAGGTCACCTTTCATGTCACCTGCTTCGAATTGATTTACGTCTGTTGGTGTAAGCATCATGCCCAAACTATCTATGACAAACAGTACTTTAGGTGCACCTTCTTTGTTGTCTGCGTGTTGCTCTTTATAACCTTTCATAAACTCTGAAACAGTTTTTGCTACATCATCTACCATTGACATACTTAATTTTAAAAGTTTGTCTTCTGAAGTATCTACTTTCAATGCTTGTAACCATTTCTCATCTAATGCGTTTTCTGTGTCAATCAGTATAACAAAGATGCCTTGATCTTGTGCATTCTTTATGATGTTTCCTGATGCTATGTAGGACTTACCTGCTCCTGATTCACCTGCAAGTACAGTCACCTTGCCTAGTGGAATACCTCTGTTAAAATCACTGGTCATCAAATAGTTTAATGCGTAATTTCCTGTGCTGATCCAATCTGTTGGATCGCTGAATCCAATTCCTAATCCTTGTATTGATTTTGTAATACTCTTTCTAAACTTTGTTGCGTCAAATACTTTTGTCATAATTTTGTCCTTTGTGTCATCTATTTTAGCATACCTAGGCCCTAACGTCAATGCTAGGGCCTT